GAGCTGTAGAACTACAGCTCCTGAGTTGCGGAGGCTCGATTGCAACAAAACGACGACAGTAAGGAGCCGCCTAAGAGTCTCAACGTAATACAGTTCTGTAATAGCGAATATTCTAAAAATTCAAATTCGGTTATCGTTCTGATGGGCCATGTTTAAGAAGGTCTATCATTGCTTCGAGAGTCTCAATCCGCTTATCCTTATCATTGATCAGCGACTCGAGGAGCTTAATCTTTTCATTTTGAGATGCAGAGTCGGACACAACATTACTGCAGGTGCCGACCGCGTTCCCATTTCCAACAACGGAAGTTGAGCCGAGAGATAGCGATTTCTCGCGGACGAAAAAGGCATCCATACTTACACCGAAAAAGTCCGCCACCTTTTCAAGGGTGCGAGCGGTCGGGTTCCCATCAACGAGGGAATTTATATATGCACTACCACCACTTTGCTTCTTTCCCAGATAAATCAATAAATCTACAGGGCGCTTATTCTGACGGTCAAGTAAGAGTCTAACAATCTGTCCGTTATACATTGCACTACTTCCTTATTAGAATTATTTAACAATTAAAAGATAAATATAATTATCTTATTAGATAAATGTATTATATATTTGCATCATAAATTTACGCAATAATTTTGATAAGATGAAATTCTAACCTAAAAAATTTAGAGAAATGGATATCAAAGAGCACTACAAGCAGAAGTCGAACAAAAAAGAGAAAAGCGAGTTTCGAGAGAAAGTGATGGCGAAGCTCGGCATGAGTTATCCGGCATTCATGAGCCGCATGCAAAGAAATGTCTGGCGCAAATTAGAAATTGAAGCTATTGAAGAAATTATTAAGGAGGAACAGTATGGAACGGAAGAAATGCACTGTCAACCTGAAGCTGATGAACGCGATGGTCGAGAAGATTAAGGAGGAAGATTTGCCTATCTCTGTCACAACCGGAAGAATCACGGAGGACTATAACGGGGATAAGCAGATTGAAGTTCTATTCGAGTATCAGGCAGAAGATAAAATGATTTTCAGCAAAGCACTCGACGACGTATTCAACAATTTCATTCAATAGCAGATGGAGGACCTTACTCAATACATACCAGCCAATGATGATTGGATTAATGATGAAATAGCGCATGCCGGAGAGAAAGAGACGATTAGATATTATAACAAGGTGTATAACAGACTTGTGTCTATGAAGCCCGGTGAAAGATTATATATTGAGGAGGTTGTACATCCAGAGAACTACCAGCTATTCATTAGAATGGTGTGTACAGCCATCAGGGAACTGGCTAACCATGACAATCTCGGATGGTTTTTAGAGAATCAAGCGACAGAAATACTCCGTGATTTTTAAAAATGGGGAACTTTATGAAATTTGTCGCAATCAAAAGAGTTATATCATGATAGATAATAGAATCATCGAACAGATATTGGACCGCTCCAATATCGTCGATATCATAGGATCATACATCGAACTTAAGCCGAAAGGGAACAGGTGGACAGCTTGCTGCCCGTTCCACAACGAGAAGACGCCTAGCTTCTTCGTTGAACCGGCGCGAGGGACATGGCACTGTTTCGGATGCGGGAAAGGCGGCAACGTGATTTCTTTTGTCATGGAGCACGAAGGTATGAGCTATCCGGAGGCGGTGAAGACACTGGCAAAGAAGTATGGGATCACCGTTGAAGAGATTAAACTGACGCCTGAGCAGGAACGCGACCAGAAGCGCAAGGAGGCGATGATGATTGTAAATGCGAAAGCGGAAGATTGGTTTGTAGAACAGATAAAGCTTCCGCAAAACAAGGCGGCGATGGAATATGCAGTCAGCCGGTGGGGAGAGAAATATGTCCAGGAAATGGGCATCGGTTTCGCTCCGGACGGATGGCACAATATGGAAAGTCTGGCAGAGAAGGAAAGTCTTTCCATGGAAATACTCAAAGAGTGTTCCCTGTTGCGCGAGAACGACAAGGGATATTACGATTTCTATCGGAACCGTATCACTATCCCTATCCGCGACAGGTATAGACGGGTAATCGGATTTACCGCACGCGATTTGTCAGGAATCGATGGGACGGCTAAGTATCTCAACTCGGCGGAGAGCGACATCTACAGCAAGGGGAATTCTTTGTTCGGAATCGACGTGGCGATTCGCCAGGCGGTTAAGCAAGGGAAATTCTACGCCGTCGAGGGCGCTCCGGATGTAATGCGTCTGCAGGAGATTGGGGTGAATAATACATTGGCAAGCCTGGGAAGTTCGTGGACAAAAGAACAGTTCGAGAGTATCCGGAAGTATGCTTCGAGCATATGTTTCCTTCCGGACGCTGACCCACCTAAACAAGGCGAGCCGTATGGAACCGGAATCAAGGCGGTCATCAGGAACGGAAAGTTGGCAATGGAATGCGGGTACTCAGTTTCGGTCAAGGAGATTCCTCTGACTGAGGACCGCAGCAAGAACGATCCTGACTCTTACTGCACATCGATGGCACGATTCGACATGCTGGAAGAGGAGGATTATATTACCTGGTATGCACGCTATTTATTTGCCGGAAGTCAGACTACCCAGCAGAGATCCGAAGCGATGAACGCTATATGTACATTGATTGCGATGGTGAAGGACGAGGTGAAGGAAGAGATGTACGTGAACCAGCTGCAGGAGATATACAAAGGTAAAGGGTTATGGAGCACGGCCATCCGCCAGGCGAAGAAACTCATCGAGGCAAAGAAGTTGCTGAACGAGACAAGGAAGATTGACCGGGACCTCTACGCCAAATACGGATTCTATGAGGAGCATAACGCTTACTATGCCATCAGCAGCCAAGGCGGAAATCCGGTGCAATGGAGCAACTTTTCGATGATACCGATGTTCCATATCAAGGATGCAATCATGCCGAAAAGATTGTATAAGATTAAAAACACGAATAAGCAGGAAGAGATTATCGAAATGAAGCAGGAGGACCTAAGTTCATTGGCTAAGTTCAAATTGAAAGTGGAGGGTCTCGGCAATTACATTTGGCTAGTAACGGAGAAGGAACTGACGAAGTTGAAGATGTTTCTTTATGAGCAGACGGAAACGGCCGTCGAAATTACTCAACTAGGTTGGCAAAAGAAGGGGTTCTTTGCTTTCGGAAATGGCTGCTTCGACACCGAGTGGCACCCCGTCGATGAATATGGTATTGTTCGGCTGCAGCAGGGGAATTATTATCTTCCTGCGCAAAGTAAAATCTACGCAGATGAAAATAACTTATTCCAATTTGAAAGGAAATTCGTCCATACAAATTTCAGCAATGTAAGGTTATATGACTTTGCCACTAAATTGATTGAGGTATTCGGAGACAATGCCAAGATAGGGTTGTGCTTCTTGCTGGCGACACTGTTCCGCGACATCATCGCGGGATATACAAAATCATTTCCAATTCTAAATTTGTTCGGACCGAAAGGGTCCGGCAAATCAGAGATGGGCGATTCGTTGATGTCGCTGTTTATTATCAAGAACAAAGCACCCAACATACAAAACTCCACCATTGCGGCGTTGAGCGACACGGTGGCGCAATGCGCGAACGCACTGGTCCATCTGGACGAGTATAAAAACACTATCGATATAGATAAACGAGAGTTCCTGAAGGGACTTTGGGATGGATCAGGACGAAGCAGAATGAATATGGATCGGGACAAAAAAAGAGAAATTACCAATGTGGACTGTGGCGTAATTATCTCCGGGCAGGAGATGCCTACCATTGATATTGCGCTTTTTTCTAGATTGATCTACCTAACGTTTAACAGGACTGAATTCACAAAAAAAGAAAAGAAAACATTCGATGAGTTGAGAGAGATGCGCAATCTGGGACTGAGCCACCTGACATTGGAGTTATTGAGGTTCCGACCAATCATGGAGGCGGAATTCATAAACTCTTACAACCAATGCATGAACGACCTTAACGAGAAGTTGGACAGCGCTAGCATCGAAGACCGTATCTTTCGAAACTGGGTGATACCGTTGGCAGCATTCCGTACATTGGATGGGCTGATTCAACTACCGATGAACTATGAAGAGGTGAAAGAGATAAGTATCAAAGGGATTATCAAGCAAAACAACGAGTGTAAAAGGACGAACGAGCTGGCCAACTTTTGGGGAGTCGTCTCATTCTTGCTGCAGCAGGGCGAGATATATAACTTGTGCGATATACGTATAGATTATGTAAAGCAACTGAAAACGGACATAACAAGTACGGGAATAGAATTCCCTGAGCACAAACCGATACTAATGATGAGAATAAGCCGCATCTTCATGCTTTATAAAAAGAACGCAAGGCAGACGGGCGATAATGCGATACCAACGGAGTCTCTTAAGTTCTACCTGGAACACTCCAAGGAGTATCTCGGCAAGAAGAACTCAGTGCGATTCAAGAATGTTATCAATGGCACGGAGGTAATCAAGACCTTCCGCGATCCAAATGGAGTACAGAGCACCAAACCGATGTCGACAGTCGACCAAGCCATGTGTTTCGACTACGAGATGATTAAAAGCATCTATGAGGTAAATTTGGAGATTGACATGCCGGATCAGCCGGATGACGAAGAGAATAAGGATACGGAGAAGAGGAACAAAACGTTCCAATTCTAACATTTTCAGTGATATAACTCTGCAAGCGGCGGGCGTCGAGAGACGGTCGCCGCATTTTTTATTGTCCGGAAAGCAAATTTTTCTTGGGTTATTTTGGGAGGAAAAAGGCTTCTACAGCTTCTACAACTTCTACAATGCAGTAAATCAGCTAATTAAGCTATTCTACAACCTTCTACAAACCTTCTACAAATTTCTACAAATGAAGAGAAACGAAGAAAGTTTCTACAAATCACCTACATTTCTACAATTTTTCTACAAAATAAAAATGCTAAAATATTGATAATCAGAAATGTAGAAGATGTAGAAGGTATGGAATTCAAAATAGGTGTTCGGTCACAGAAAATAAAAAAAATATTAGGTAGAGAAATGGGTTTAAATTCCAATTTCTTAAAATAAAAGCAAAAGAAATAGTATATTCGCAGCAAATAACAACATAAACATGAGCAAATTTTGTATCTACCTAAATCTTGAAACTTACATGCACCAATGGATTACGCATTCACTCGGTAATCCGGTGGTGTTCCCGGACAGAAGTAACGAGAACGCTATCATCAGAAGATTCATTAACCGTCAGCCGGAAGGAGCGGAAGTGGAAACGGCTAGACCGGGGTTAACCGCTATCTGCATTCCAGACTCAAAGGCGAAGCCTGTACAATATTACAACTATGCAGGTAAAGCGTGCAAGGAAGCGGTTAAGGAATGTATTGAGGACCTCTTCCGACGGAATCTATGGGAGGAGTTGAGCAACCTGGACTACCATCCGTGCGGAATAAATAAGATCATATACGCCTGGTGTGAGATGCACGGCATCGATATCGACTATGCGGAGACAATCCGCCAGAAATATTATAGGATGCGCAAGAAATATGCGGAGAAAGGAATAATTCTGAAGAAAAAATCCGGAAATCGCACGGACGATGAACCCGATATTGAACAACTGCGTACAATCTTGCAAAAATGAGAATATTATGAGAAGATTCGACTACATTAGGAAAGTCTCAATCGCGTCCGCGGAAAATCTTGCGGGCGCCAAAGTTTTACCGAACGACGAAATAGTAATTCCTAAAGAGACAGAATGGGAAGATTTACCGCTCGTTCGGAACGTTAAAGTGAGTGTGACGGATAAAATAAGCAGCAACGAGCGGATTTACACGTCGACAATTTCATTTGTGATAGGTAAAAGCAGCAAGATAAAAAAGAAAAGGATGACCCTGATGCTGCAGGCGGTCAACGGGGAAAAGTATATTGTTGGAATTAACGAGAGGCCCTTCCCGGTCATCACAACAACGGAAGACCGGGCTGAAGCGACGTCGACGGCCAACAAAACGACCGTAAATATTACGTGGACAGGGGCACTACCACCGCTTTTAATTGTATAGTTGTATTTTTCAACTATATATAAGGGAGATAATTTAGCTGAAAAGAAGCTGAAAATGAATTATCAAGTAGACATTTCTGATTATATCGGCTCTTGGGGATGTTCAAAGAACTACGTCAAGAGCGTCCTCGCAGGCTACAAAGGCAAACCGGTGAATGTACGAATCGCCTCACTTGGTGGGGAGGTGGCTCACGGCCTGGATATCCGACAACAGTTTATTGATCACGGTCAGGTCACCGCTTATCTGTATGGTATGGTTGCCAGCTCAGCAACGATTGCGGCACTGGGCGCACAAAAAATTTGCATCTCTCGTTACTGCCTCTTCCTGGTGCACAAGGTATCTAACTGGGTGGATGAATGGGGTCAAATGAACGCTGACCAAATCAGGGAGTTAATCGACAAACTGAAAGCGAACGCGGAAACGAATGATAAGTTTGATTTGGTGCTCGCGCAAATGTACGCTGACAAGTGTAAAAAGAAAATCTCTGATATTCTGGATATCCTCAAAAAGGGTGCGTGGATGACCGCTCAGGAAGCCAAAGAACTTGGTTTCGTGGATGAGGTGATTGACGATCCGGAGGAAGATAAATTGAACTTCGCAAGAATGGCTCCCAAATTGAACTATCTGAATCAGTTGCCGGCAGTACCGGAGGATAAGATGACAATCCCGGAACCGAGAAGTCTTAAAGAGGAGATTAAGAATGCAATCCAGTCGGTCATAACGGACTTTAAGAATAGTTTCGCAAAGAATAATGATGAGAAGGAGGATAAAGAAGAGGATGTTCTAAAACCTATCATAATGAATAAGTCATATATTAAAATCAATGAGTTGCTGGGAGTCGAGGGATTCGACATTCAGGACGCAAAAACATCTGTCACGGAGGAGCAGTTGGAAAAACTCAACTCTAAGATGGAGGAAAATGAAAAATCTCTTGCGAAAAAGGAGGAGGAGATTAACACGCTGAAGGAGCAGGTGAAAAATTTGCAGGCATCAGCGGGCGAAACCTCGGCACCGGCAGAGGAGGGAGAGAAGGAAATGACCTCTTTCGATGCTATCAAGAAGGCGCAGGAGATGTACGATATGCTCTAGAAGTTTTTTCATAAGTTAGTTAGTTGTTAGTATAATGGGTAAAGTTGTTATTAATGCAGATGATTTAGCTAAGAGCGCTGTCAAATTCAGACCGGAGCTCTTGGCAATGTCGGTCATCGGACTGGAGAATACCAAAAAGCACATGACTATCCGCCCGGGAATTCGCTACAAGGAGATTGTCGGCGAACTCTCCGGTAACTTGGAGGTCGGTCCTTATTCTGAGACGAGAATCGACGAGACGGATGTGAATGTAACCAAACGTGAGTTGGAAACATTCCTCGGTTCAGTGGTCAAACCTTTCTCTCCCAACTCGGTATATAGCTCCATCTATGGTAGCTCTATCACTAAGGGGGACGCATTGAAGGATACCAATATCACTAAAATGGTGTTGGCATATCTCATGAAACAGGTGGCCAAATCTTTGAACAATGCCATTTGGTCGGCCGAGCGTAACGCTGCCGGAACGAAGACTATTGAGTTGTTCAATGGATTCGACACCATCACGAAAAACGAGATCGCCGGCAAAAACATGTCAGCGGAGAAGGGTAACTTGATGGTGTTCTCTGAGAAAATCGACAAGACCAATGCCGTTGACGCGCTGAAGGAATTTTACCGCACCGCGGACCCTGTTCTGCAGGAGGAGAATACGAAGCTGTTCTTGACTCCGGAGATTTACGACGCTTATGTGGATGATTATCAGTCTACCGTGGGTGCAGTAATCTACAATACAGAGTTCGAGAAACGAGTGCTGGAGGGTTCGGACGGTAAATGTGAACTGGTTAAATTGGCTAACAAAGCTGGTTCTAATTATATCCACCTGAGTACTCAATCCAACATGTTGATTGGCGTTGACCAGGAATCTGATTTGGAGTCAATCACGGTTGAGAAGCACGCTGCATTCGTGTTGCAGTTTATCGCGACGCTGTTCTTCGGTGTGCAGTTCGAGTCTATCAGTAAGGAGAGATTGTTGGTCGGTCAGTTGTTTACGGCATAAATAGGAGGTTATCATGGAATGTACAACCAAATCAATATATGAGTCTCTGAATTTTTGCGACGGTCAGACGGTTCTTCCGGGTATCAAGCCGAAGGTTTACTTTCTGCCGAAATCAAAAATTCTCTCTTGGCCTAAATTACCTCAAATCAGCGAGGCGGAGAAGATGTCCGACTTGGCTAAGTTGAAGGGTAGTTTTGTGCTGGAAGCGGACTGTAAGTGGAAAACGCTGAAGACATTGACGACGAAGTCTAATGCTACCAGTGAAACACAGGGTGAGTACCCGAGTGTTACAGCGCTCAACAAGGCTACGCTGAAATATCCCGGCACGGATGAGGAGGCAGCAGGTTTCGCACGTCAGGCAATGAGTGATGACCTGGTGTATCTGATTCAGCAACGTTCAGGTAAGTTTCGCGTGCTGGGTAGCGAGAGTTTTGAAACGACCACGAAACCGTCACTGGCCATGGGCGAGGGTAACACCGGAGAGGCTGGTACAACGCTCGAAATTGAAACAACGGATATCTGTTTCGCTCCTTTCTATGAGGGCAAAATCGAAACAGAAGATGGCAATATCAGCGGTGTAGACGGCTCCGCTTGGGTAGAGGAGCAAGAATAGACAGTTCTCATCGTTTCGTATATATAATCTGAGGGTGGCGGTTCATGTGTGCCGTCACCCTTTTTAATTCTAAACAAGATGGATGATCAATTAACAGAGAGTATAAGACAGTATCTCGACACACCGGAAGCGGATAGAGATATTACCGAGGGCGCAAAAATCATGCTGCGACTGAATCGAAATACGATTCTATATCAAAATGTATTGCGCAAGCCGGAGAAGCTGGCGGCCAAAGTGGAGTATGAACTTAAGAAGTATCTTAAACTTCGATTGGATAAGATGACCGTGGAGGACGTCGTGCGCATGGAACGGGTGACCGTGCCGGCTGCAGCGGAGGACATTGCGGAGGGTCAACCTGTTGTATCTTCCGAGGATGAACTTCCGGAGGGAACGGTGGCCAAGGGGAAACGTGATGACCACGATGAATTGCCGGAGGAGATTCAAAATTACTGGATAGCTGCGGGCGAACTATTCTTCAAAATCAAGCAGTTGTTTGAACAACTGAAGGGAATGGAGGACGCTCAGGCATGCGACCGTTACGAGTATCTGAAACAGTTGGACGAGGCGGATAAACAATACCGCGCTTATTTGGCTGCATACGATAATTACGACCCAGATAATGCGGATAATACGGAGGTTGTAGACGAGGTGTATTTGGCCAAACAGGTATCTGCAGCAAGAAAGTATATTTCCGTCAACAAGGGAAGATTGGGAGAATTGAAGGAATCGGATCCGGATATGTATGTGGAGCTCCTCAAGCGAATTCAGATACGCATTGACTTCCTTGAGAAGCACGAAATCAACATTGAGGAGTCTACACGAGAGGAGCTTAGATCTTTGGGATTGAAAGCATGAGTCGTGGACTAATTGACCTTATCATTAAGCCTATCAAATCTGCGCCTTTACAGGCCTATCTTGACAGCCGGATTCAACTCTTCGATGTAATCGACAAGATTCTTGGAGAGACGGGTCCGGCTGATATTTTGATTTCTACCTTTTCGACGTCGGAGGAGTTTCTTCGACGTATCTACAAGCAGAAGCAGGCGGGAAAAATTCGACACGCGGTGATGATGGCAGACATGAAGGCAGCAAAGAAGACGGTGATTCTTAATGCACTGATTCGAAGTATATTTGACCAATGTTACCTAACGGAAAACCATAGCAAGGTGATATTAATCTCCAACGAGAAATGGAGGGTGTCTATCTGTACTTCTCAGAATCAGACGAGGGGTAACCGTACGGAATCGGGGATGATTTCCACGGATCCGGTCATCTACGAAGACCTTTTTGAGAGTTATAAAAATATTGTATCAACTAAAGCTATCTTATTGGATGGACTATTCAACGGAAGAGATCAACAAGGTGTCTGAACTGGCGGGGTTGCTAACTCCGCTGAGTGATATTGCTGTTCTGATGGACATTGACGAGGATATTCTTCGCAGGGATGTTCGTGACCGTGCGAGCGAAGTGTCCAAGGCATACTACAAGGCGAAGGCGCAAACGGCCCTCAATCTTCGCAAGCAGGAGATTGAGCTGGCGAATGTTGGTTCTCCGTTGGGTGTGCAACTGACCGCCGGATATATGATAACAATGGATAGCGACGAAGACATGTAACTATGCCTATACCTGCAACTTTCGACATGTGTCAGCAATATCTTTTTGCGGATGTGGACGAGATGAAAAATGCTGGCATTCCTGCCAATATACAATCTCGGCTGATTCGCCTAAGGGATATGTACAACTATTGGCTGGAGTTTCCGAACAAAAAGGATATGGAAATTGTGACGGAACTGATGAAGCGATACTCTATTGGGAAAAGTCAGGCTTACGATGACATCAAAATTCTGAAGTTCGTCCTTGGCCACTTCGCTAAAACAACGAAGGATTATCATCGGTACCGATTCATCATGATGGTGGAGGAGTCATTCAACGTGGCGAAGTTGACCAAGGACGCGAAGGCGATGGCATCCGCCGCAAGCACGTACGCTAAATATTGCCAACTGGATAGAGAGGACGAAAAGGACAAGGGGTACGACCAGATTATCCCTCAGGCATTCGAGCCTACAGACGACCCGACTGTTTTAGGACTTAAGAAGATTCCGGATATTCGCGAGCGCATCGAAAAGACAATCAAGAAATATTGGAACGATGACATCGAGGAGGTGACGCTGGAATCTGCGGAATACGATGAGGATAAAATATTTAACCCGACTAAATTAAAGGAGGAAGATGAAGCAGTACTTTAACGACCCGCAGATGGAAGTGATGTTTACGGGGGCGAAGGATAATGTCATTGTTGGCGGACGTGGTATCGGAAAGGGCCTGATTCATGCGGCGTGGAATCTTCGCAATATGCAACGGATGCCGGGGTCAATCACCGGTGTAGTCGGCGCCAATGGTAAACGTGTACTGACAAATACGCTGCCATCTATGCTGATACATTGGGAGAACTGGGGGTACAAACGAGACGTGCACTATGTCATCGGGCGCAAGCCTCCGGAATCATGGGGATGGGGCAAGCCTCTCTTCCAGCCTGAGAACTATGACAATGTGCTATCGTTTTACAATGGGGCTATCATGTATATTATTTCGCAGGATCGAGCGGGTACTTCAAACTCTCACTCTTACGATGCGCTCGACATTGATGAAGCGAAGTTCATTGATTTCGAACAACTGAAGGATGAAACTCTTCCGGCGAATCGTGGTAACCGGCAGCACTTCGGCAAACATTATTTCCATCATGGGATGTTGATTTCGTCGGATATGCCGGTCACTAAGAAGGGGTCTTGGTTTCTGGGTTATGAAAGCAAATGCGACAAGGAACTTATCGAGACGATTCAAGGTATGGTGTACGAAATATGGAAGGTGAAAAAGCGCATTGAGTCTGACCGTGCAGCGGGTGTCTCTTCGCCTGCGTACCTGAAGGGGTATCTGAAGAAGTTAAACCTGGACTTGTGTCGGTTGAGGAGCGTGGCGGTGTTCTACAAGGAATACTCTTCTATCTGGAATATGCAGATTCTTGGCGAGAAGTGGATTAAGGATATGAAGCGTAACCTTCCTGGACTGACTTTCCAAACATCTATTCTATGTAAAAGAATTGGAATAACAAAGGATGGATTCTATTCTTCACTGACTCCGAAACATAAGTACCATGCTAGTAACTTCGGCTATCTGGACTCTTTGGAGTATAAGTTCGATAAATTGCAGACTCCGTCCTCTTTGGCAGACTCGGACGTTGAAACTGATCTTCCTATCTGTGTTTCGTTTGATTACAACTCTAATATCAACTGGCTTGTGGCCGGGCAGCCTCAGGGGGATAAGTTGATGGTACTTAAATCATTCTTCGTTAAATTTGAAAGAAAATTGCCGGAGCTGGTGGATGATTTCTGTGAGTACTACCGGCATCACCGCAACAGAGAGATTATATTCTATTACGACGCGACGGCACTGGGTAGTAACTATGCGGTTAACACGGAGGACTTCCGCTGGGTGATTGAGCATCAGTTTCAAAAGAATGGATGGGGCGTGCGTGGCGTCTATATCGGTAAGCCAATGAATCACCTAGAGAAATACTTGCTGATTAACCGAATGCTGGATGGAAGGGCGCGAATGAAGCCGATGTTCAACGAGACCAATAATGAGGACTTGCTGATATCTATCCAGACGGCCGGTGTCTACAATGGTGGCAAGGATAAGCGGGGCGAAAAGCTGGCTGAGACGGAGGAGGACAGGTTGGAGAATAGAACGGACGGGTCGGATGCCTTCGATACACTGGCTATCGGTGTGGAGAAGTTCCCTCAGTTTAGGGCGGGTTTCTTCGTAACATCATCCATGTAAATATGCTTTCCGTATCAGTGCGCCGGCAAAGCGGAGCAGTCTTCGCCTACTCCACAGATTGCCACAAGCCAATAAGGTATCGACCGGCTTCGCCCGTCGATGAATCTGTTTTTGCGTTCCATGACCACGCAGGGGAAAGAGAGCTTGATGTGTCAGTGTACCAACAAGGGGAAGCCGACTTCGTCCACTTCCTCCTTCCTTGTTGTTACACCAACACTACAAGCCAATAGGGTATCGACCAACTACGTTCGTCGATGGGCTTCTTTTGCGTTCCTTCAACCACGCAGGGGTTGACCTACGGTCAATTACCTATCCGGAAGTCTCTACGGATGTCTTGCTCCTTACCGTGCATGGGCGCCTTGCTGGTTACCGTGCGGGGCGAGCGTGGCGGATAGGTAAGTGAATTTGTCAAGATATTTCGCATATTCCGCAAAATTGATGGAAAATTTGGAAAGGTAAGCGTAGGGCGGTGGGGGCTGCCCTGCGGCAGAAGCGCACTCCGTGCGCTGGGTGGAAAGGATAAGATGTTGATGGAGAGCGGATTGGGTCAGCGAGCTCCGGAAATTCTTCAATTTTAGCGGCAAAAACGGCGATTTTGGGGCGGTAATCGGATATTTTATAGGGTTTTAGCATAACAGCACAAAATCAAAATCGGGCGCCGCCTTGCACTTCGTACAAGGCGGGAGGAAGGCGGTACGGCTTTGCCGGATTTCTTGTTTGCGTTCCTTCTACCACGCAGGGGCACGCCTAGCGGTGTCTTTTATCGGCATTTTGTGGCTCTATATTTTAGCTAAAAAGATAAATGAGAGATGATTGTCATAACTAAAGATATCCCTGAATTCCTCTTTTCGTCGGCGATGGACCGGCTGGTCTTTACGACAACGGGCAGCTCCGCCGAGGTCACGTTTACTTGTGGTGATACGGTAATTCTGGATGAGAAATACATCCCGGACAGTGATAAGAAGATTACGGTGTACGACCTGAAGGAGTTATTTGAGCCGTACCTGCTGGAGAACCTGGTGGAGAAATGCACTTATACCATTGACGACGGTACGGATAGCTCTGTCACCGGCTCGTTTACGGTGCAATATTGCGCAGCTGAAACGTGGCTAAATGCCAAAAACTTCATGGCGGGTTACTTCCTAACTACGTTGCAGGGCACGAAGGCGACCGCCGAGGGGCGTAAGGAGTTTGTGCATTTTTACACGGAGGAAACTGTGGAGGTGACCGTCGAAGCGGACTTTTATAGCGCAGAGAAGGGTCTATTTAGCCTGACTTTCCATCCGGAAATTGAAATTTCACTCAATAAAATCAATACCATCGATGTTTCACCTGATTTATTTTCTTCGGATACGGGTAATCTACTGGGTTACACGGTGTCGGCAGGTAGCCGAACAATCTCTTTTAAATTGGTACAAGAAGAGCATACTCCGGCTCCGGCTCTTTTGTTTACGAATAGTTTCGGCGTGCAGGAAACTTTCTACTGCATGGGACAACTGGCGCTGGAGCCTGAACATACGTTTACAGGAGCTTACGCTTCTGGTATGTTCCGCAATTACGAGATTGAAGAGAACAGACTTTTCAAGGCTAATACGGGACGTATGTCTCACGATATGGCTGGCTGGGCGGATGATCTGCTCCGCAGTAAGGAGATTTATCTGCTGGATGGCACATCGACGGGGAAGGAGGTGACGATTACTGAGTGCGAATCGAAACGGAATAATGCGGATGATGAACTTCCGTCGTTTACGTTTACCTATCGATACGCTCAGAGGAACCATAACATTCTGAATACGCCGAGGGCTGGAAGAGTCTTCGACTATACTTATGACTATACGTTTGAATAATGATTAATGCTGTTCATAAGAAGGACGCAATACACCTGTTGGAAACGGGACAACCGGTTAACCTGAAGCTTTGGAAGCTTTCGACTGGCGATATCCTGGAGTACAATGGGTGCCGTTGCGTCGGAAGCCACTGGAGGGGCGGCACTCATCGGGTGATTCTTCCGAAATCTATGCTGATTCGGGAATTCCGAGATGTAACGCTGTTTGAAATCAATGGTATGAAAATTTATATGTAATGGATAATATTAACTACGATTTTATGGCGGCGCCGGAGATTTTCGACATTCCGGACTCTCAATTCAAGGCGTCAATGGAGGCTATAACTGATTCATCTTCTGTCTTCGATGAGGATGATGGTACTATCTCTACGCGAGTCGTTCCGGGAACGGACAAGAAATTGGTGTGCTGGGGCTATGACAATGAACTTCCCTACAATGTGGCTAAGATGATTGGGCGAGACGAGGTGATGGCCCAAAATAAGTTGTTTAACGTGCTGACGTGTTACGGCTCAGGACTTAAATACATTGATCCGGATACGGGCAAGCCGACCAATAATAAGGAGGTGCGCGACTGGCTGCATCATAACTCTATTCCTAGAATATTTTTAGAACAGGCTACGGATATGAAGTATTACTTCTTTTGCGTGGCGGTACTGATTCTATCCAAAGATGGTTCTAAGATAACGAATATCGTACACAAGGAGGCGTGTCACTGCAGATTTGAGGTGGCGAAGGATGGTGTGGTTGAGCATATCTTCTATGCCAACTGGCGCCGTTCTTATGTACAGCCGGACGAGGTGGAGTGTATCCCTCTCCTATCTGAACGTGACCCTATCGGTGATTTGGATATCCGGATGGGAAGAGCACCAGGCAAGGATGGACTCAATAAGGTGCGCACGTCGGAACGTAAGTTTGCGGTGGTGGTGAAATATCCTACGGTGGGAAGCCGCTACTACCCTATTCCCTACTATACTTCTATTTTCCGCGGCGACTGGTACGACATCAAGCGATTGATTGGACGTGGCAAGAAGGCGAAACTTAAGAACCATGCTTCGGTGAAGTATCAAGTGGAGGTCCATAAGGATTTTTGGCGCAACATCATAGACGAGGAGCACATCACGGATCCTATCAAGGCACAGGAGCGTATCAAGAAGGAGAAGGAGAATATCAAGAATTTTGTTGCAGGCATCGAGAACAGCGGAAAAGTCTGGATAACGGGATATTACATCGACCCGAACGGGCACGAGAACCGTATGGTCCGCGTGAACATGATCGATACCGGCAAGGAGGGCGGCGACTGGAGCGAGGATATTCAGGAGGCGTCTAACATGACGTGCTATTGCGATAATATCCATCCTAACTTGGTGGGCGCTACGCCGGGCAAGTCTCAGAGTAACAACTCCGGATCCGACAAGCGGGAACTGTTCACGCTGAAACAGAGCCTGGAGATTTCTTTCCATGACTTGATGGCGCTTCCGCATGAAATGGTGATTCATTACAATGGCTGGGAGGAGTTCGTGGTGCCGGACGTGGCAATGATTCTTCTTACTACATTGGACCAGCATACGGATGCCAAGAAGATAAGTTCTAATACTAAAGCGGATAACTATGATTGAAATTTCAAAGAAAATATTTGAGACGATTGTCCCGGCGGCGGCTGCTTCCGGGACACAGGTATTCGAGGCTCTGCAGGGGGAAATTGTGGCGGCACAGGAGTATCTTCAGGACGAGATTCTCGGGCCGGTGGAGCTTTGTGAGGAGATGGAGAACAAGGGGAAAATGGTGCGATTCATCTGCTTCCGGGCGTTCGAACGGGCAATTCCTCAGATGGATTTGGTGCTGACGGCAACGGGATTCGGCGTGGTGAGCAACCAGAATGTGTCTCCGGCATCGAAGGAGCGCGTGGAAAAGCTGCTGAGTAATATCAGAAGACAGGCATCTGATGCACTGGATGCTATTATCATGTCTCTGCTTGGCAACAAGGAATGGGCGTCCGGCAATCAGGCGGTCAACTGTGTCAACCATGTGGTGTTCACGGGCAGCGAATTGAGGCGAATAGCGGGCATCGAAATGCTGACGCGAGAGGACTTGTTTTCATACGAATCTAAAATGATTGAAGCGGAACAGCTTATCAAGGATACTATATCCGAGGCTCAATTTAACCTGGTTCTTCAGCATATCAGGGAGGGGAATCTATCGGCGGATGAGAGTGGTTTGCTGGTTGCATCACGCAACGTCATAGCTATGGACATTGCGGATAACCGTCGGATGATTGAACGTAACTTGGCTTATATCAGCGAACTTGTTGAGGGTAACTTGGAACTTTTCAGCCTATACGCGGAGTCTAAGGAGTACGAACGTAAACATTTTATGGACTATGAAAATAAGTATGACGATTCCACCTACTTTTTCGGATGATGGGGAAAGGACGCTGAAACTGACTGTCCCGAAGGGATGGAACGAGCTTACGCAAGAACAGCTCCGGTATGTATGCTCAATCATGGCTAGGTTTACTCCGGAGATTGCGAAGGTACGGGCGTTCTATGCTTTTACGGGGCTCCGAGGACGGAAGGAGGAAGGAAAATACTCTATCAGGGTGGAAGGAAAGGAACACATTCTATCCATCGATATCGACCGGATGAGATCTTTGGTCAGCCGGTTGGACTGGATGATGATGCCGGGGGAGGTGCCTGCCCGACTGACACGTATTTGCGGACGGGATGCGGTGGACGCTTGCTTGCATGAGGTGCCGTTTCAGGACTATCTTGTTGCAGACAACTACTACCAGGTATTCATTCACACCAGGAACAACGATATCATTCTACGGATGGCGGAGATTCTCTATCCGGGCAAGGCGGAGATGAAGCTATCAAAGGGGGAGGAACTATCGGTGTTCCTCTGGTTTGCCGCGGTGAAGAACTTATTTAAGCACGAATTCCCGCACTTGTTCCGCTCTGAGGAGACCGCGGATGAGTTTAGTACCAGGAGCATGAAGGATGCGATGAATGCGCAGATTCGAGCGTTAACTGATGGGGACGTGACGAAGGAGAAGGAGGTGCTGGCGCTGGACTGCTGGCGAGCACTGACAGAACTGAACGAGAAGGCACGTGAGGCTAAGGAACTTAAAAAGGCGTATAAGCATGGATGACATTAATTTTTTTGATTCGATAGCTTACTTTTCTAAGCTATGTAAAATGAATAAGCTGGCACAGAAAGAGGAGTTCTACCCGTGTGTGTGTACGGGCATCGACAACCTGGAGGGACTCTTGGAGGAGTTCCGCCGGGTGTCTGCTTTCATGGCCATCGAGGACACCAACGACGGTAGCACGGAACGCCGGTCGGGTGGTTTCTTTCGAAAGAGGGTCTTCACGATTTTCTTGCTGAAGCGATATACCTACGATGATATGGAGGATCGAGCGAAGGCACTGGATATCTGCAGGCAGTTGTTCCGGCAGATTCATTCGAGATTACTGCAGGCGAAGGAATCGGAGGGTGATTTGCAATATATGAATGTGGAGCAGATCTATTCGCGGGAGCTGAGCAGATACTTCCTCTCAGGATGTACGGGGCTCTACTTCATGGTGGAAGTCTCAGAGCCGATTAATTTGGTCTATAATACGGCGGAATGGGATGAAACTGAGTAATAGTAATGCCGACGGGGTCTCTCAGGAGGATTTTGAAAAGTATCAAAAGGCTTGGGAGGAGACAATGATTAAGATCTGGCGCGAGAAGATTGAACGGTTTAAGGTGATTGATACCGGTGCGCTTCATGAAAGAATCTCCGGCAATGTCGCGACGCTGGGCTCTGACTCGCACACGATTATCCATAAGTTTCTGATGTACGGTATCTATCAGGACTGCGGTACGGGTAATGGGTATCGACGGGGTAACGGTGGCAATCTGGAGTTCCTGGATCCGCTGACGCGGAAGAATCGACGTCAGAAACAGAAGAGTGGGAAGGTAACTTCCGGTGAGCCGCGCAAGGAACGGCTGTGGTTCAGTCGTGCCTATTGGCGCTCCAGACAGGTCCTGAAGGAGCAGATGGCGTATATGTACGGGGAAGAATTCATCGGCATCCTGGCGGAAGCACTGGACGACAAGGGACGCAACCGACATATCTGATATGTCTTTTATAGGGTTATGGTGGCAATATAATTTCGTGGAAAAAGATACAATCGATGGAAATCCAGAACGCACTCCATTCTTTAGCTGTTCAAATTAGGGACGAGCAGAAATCCGGAGCTAACACGGCTAACCGTGTGGGCTCTCTGCTCGTTGCTATCGTGGACGCGCTGGGACTGGTGGATAAGGATGAGCTTAGCAAGTACTTCCTGCGAAAGGACGAGGAGGATACGGCGAAGGCGCTGATTACGTTTCTGGCGGGCATTCAGTTTGGAAGCTGGTACAACATTGATGGAAGCGGTAACGCGCTGCTGAAAAGTTTAACGCTGGAGTCGTTCCTGGAAGTGCCGGAGCTGCGATACAACAAGACGTCAACTAATGTTGGAAATCGGTGGAACGCTCCCGGTGGTGGGCTGGTTGAGTCGGTCTACACGGACGAAGCGGAGGGGACACTGACGGGCATCGTGACGCTGCATCTGGAGGACGGCGAGATGGCGGAAGTGGAGGTGGATGATATCTGCATGGGTATCTTTCACAATTCGTCGGACAACGAGGCTGAGGATTCGGATGATGGTTATGGCAACTTTACCTTCGCCGGGTTCCAGACGGTTTACTTCCGTGTAACGGAGATTCTGGATAGCAAACGGTTTCGATATGCGCTCCGTGGGGTGAGTGAACGATGGCAGCATACTTATCATCCGACGGCATCGATGAACTTTGTGGCGTACGGCAACTTTACAAACAAGGACCGGCAACAGTCGGTCTATGAAACGAAAGGATACACGCGATTCCTTACCGGCGTTAATGATTGGGAGTTCGGGACGGGTAATATCGCTGCTCAGTTCGGTTGTCTGGACAACCTGAGAATTCATGGGCTCAACATGGAGGGATATTCGGCATATCTGAACAATATATATATGTCGGGCACGATTCAGCAGTTCGAAGATCTGCCTCTGAAGATGGAGATTGATTCGAATGGGGACAACTTCCTGGCGATGGGCGAAACGGTGCATATCACTTGTAAAGTGACGCAAGGATTTTCCGATGTTACTGGCCAGGTAAGCAAATGGACGGTTACGCGTGATTCGGGCAATCAGCTTTCAGATGAATCGTGGGCGCTGCGCAATAAAGCTAAGAACTTCGCCGGAGAGATTGACATTACACTGTCCGATGATCCGAGCGAGAACGATCTGTCGGAAGATGATACTTGTCTCCGGACGCTCTTCACTTTTAGGGCGGAGCTGCAGGATGGGACGACGGCTTCTTCGACGCTTGAAATTTAAGGATTATGGAGAGTAACAGAAAAAGAATAAGAATAGACTACGAGCCGCTTACAGTTGTGGCTCACCTTCGATGCACGACTCCGGCGAGTCCTGTAACGCAGGTTTTCAATAACGAAAACGGGCAATATGAGCCGGACAGGGAGATTACGCCCACGGTGATTCTTCCGGAGGTGATTGCGCATACAAGCGATGGAAGTTGGAAGACGGTTAACGCGAATTCGGTGCTTGCGGATATGCAGTGGCTCGTGAATGGAACGGATATATCTACCCTCACGGAATGGGCGGGGCAATATAGCATCGATGCAAGCACAGGCAGCACCAGAGGAGCTATAACGATTACACGCAATATCGCTCCGGGTACTCAGGCGGCGCTCAAATTCAAGGGAGTGATTGTAGATAAAAGACTGGGGGTAAACCTTTCCGTCGAAACGGAAGAGGTGATTCTTACTTCTTCAGGCAAGAATGATGACAACTATTCGGTGTCTATCGGACAGGCGCCAATCATAAGATACAACCCGGCCAAGGACCAACTGATGTTCTATGAGTACATGGTGGCTCAGGGACTGACGGCGGCCAGCGATGCAGCCCGTGCGAATGCAAAGGCGGAGGGATCTCCTTACGAGGTGAACGTGCCGATATCCGTGTACAAGGGCGATTCGCTGATTACTTCCGGGTATTCACTGAAAATGTGTGAGGTGGCGACAAACGGGGCGATGACAGACATTGATCCGGCATCCAATTATGAAATAACTTCGTTTTCGCTGACTCAAATTGGACTGGACCTCAGACTCGTCGACAAGGCGGATTACATGATTTTCGTCTATGTCGACGGGGAGCAGGTCGCGCAAGTCCAGTTCTCAGTCGGCCGCATCTTCCCCAAAGTGACATGCACTCCAAGCAATGGCACGGCGATCCATCCCACGGATACGGAAAGGTATGACGTGGCAATGGCGACAATCGACGGGGAGAATGTGGATCATCCTGAATGTGTTTTGCTGATTAAGTGGTTCACGGAAACAGCAACTATCAAGGCGATGGAGCATAACGAAGGACGCGAAACGCTATTCAATATTGCGGAAACCGGCATCGGTGATGATTGGGACGACGACTGGGTGGACGTCTACGTGGAGTACCAGTACAAGGATAAACACATGGTGGCGACTGATGAGAACGGAAATATACTGACGGATGAATCCGGTAACGCTTATATCTTTAATTAATGGAATATGTAATTGCTCAAATTGATATCACTGAAAAGTTTGCGCTGCAGACGGCGGGTCACTTGAAGAAGGACGGGCTCATTCTACTCAATGAGAAGGAGGTGGAGATGTGCCCTCAACTTTCGGGTGACCTGGCCGAACGCAGTAGCCAACTAAAGGGGATGGTGGTTAGCCGAAACGAGGCGATGCTACTGATCAAGGAAGGAGGATGGAAGAATGGCTAATAATTTATCGACACAAGGCTCAATCTCTATTGCTCGTTTGAGAAGTGGAGATAGTTTGTTCGTATCCCTGGAACTGAATGGGATAGCACTTTATCAAGGGGTGGACACTTCATCGGGCGCGGTGACGCCTGATTGGACAGTGGCCGGCAATCAGCCGGTAATCAGTCCTAAGGTTACTTCTATGCGAGGTAACGGGGTAACGCTGACCGGATTTATCTGGAAATACGTAGGGGTTACGCTCAACTTTACAGGGGCGGAATCTAACGGATGGACGGCGGATAGCACCGGAAAGTTCATGATGAATGCAACGACGGGCGCTCTTAAGATTATCAAGAATCTGGCGAGCGCTACAAATATCGCCAATGATACGCTGGAGTTTTCGTGCGTGGCAACAGTCGGAGGAGTCGAGTACAATATCACGAAGACGATTGACGTGATGGTTCAGAACTTGGGGGCATCTTCTTACGCGGGACTGCTTTCGGCGACTACGGAACAACTGACTTCGACAGTTACATCAGCAACTATCACGGCCAAATTGTTATTGGCGGGTGCGGAGATATCGGATTATTACGTCCGCTGGATGAAAGGAGACGTGGTCTGGAGTGACAAGAACGGACAGAAGACTATCACGGTGACGCGTGATGATGTTGATGGGTCGCAGTTGATTGTGGCGGAGTTCTACAAGGCGGAAGGCGACGCCTCTCCGGTGTTCCGAGCAGGGATGACTATCATCGATACGAAGGATGAATACATCGTGGTAATGAGCATCACATCTTCTAACAAGGAGGTGGACAAAGGCTCACCGGTGACGGTCTCGGCGAAAATTATCAATGCGCGGACCAATGCGCAGGTGACCCCTGCGAATCCGAAGTGGAGTCTGAAGGTAATGGACAAGAATACATGGCAGGTACTGAAGAGCTCTGCGACCAACACGATCACGGTGACAACGGACGAGACGGATGTCAACGGGGAGAATGATGTGGAAGTAGTCGCTGAAGTAACCTGGGAAGAATAAAATAGCATATTATGGAATTATTTAATTTAGGAAATGCGGCGCTAGTTGCGACCATGCTAAGAAGCGACAAGGTACTGGTGGAGATTGGAGGATCCATCCGCCGTATCTCTCTCGAAAACTTGATGGCCGCCGTTGACGAAGACAACGGAGAGCTATTGCGGCAAGTCGCATGGGGTGTGCCTATCAGGGACAGCGAACAGTCCGGACAGGACTGGGGCGTGATTGGTAATACGGAGATGCGTGACGAGTGCAACAGGGGTAAAGGAAGGTACTTGCTTACCAACAATGGACTGGCGGCAAAGCTTTCGACAACAAGTAGCGACGTGTACGCAGACGGCACAACGCTGGATGAGAGTAAGGGTCATATCATGACACGGCGCCCTCGACTTTACTATGTGGTTAAAAAGGATGCAATAACAGGGCTCTGGTATCTCTGGATGAGCATCCTTCCTATCGGAGGTTACTACATTGAGGAAAGATGGGATGGGGCCTACATGGGGGCCATTGTGAACGGCGCCCTGGTATCTCGGTCCGGACTGGTACCTAGCGGTTCGAAGACCATCACACAGTTCTGGGAGTACGCGCAAGCTAATGGTAAGGACTTCGGACTGAGTAATTACGATTTTCGAAGATACCGCAAGATGGAGGAACTCGGCGACTACGGCAACCCGAACATTCAGGAGATGGTTGGATACGGAGTCGGAGGATCAACGCAGAAAGATGTTTGGGCGGCGGCCGCCAAGCTGACCACCGGAGCGACCAAGAGCCTCGGCGATGCGACGGGCAAGATTGATATCACTCTTGTAAACGGTAGCGTGACCGGAGATAATTGCTCACGTGTCAGCGTGCACGGCACGGAGGATGATTGGAACTGGTTCTGGCAGATGACACCGGGGATGTACTTCGGCAACTCGAATAATTCCGGACAGGATGGCACGGAGTGCTATATCTACGAGGGCAACCGCATACCGACAAGTAATGAACTTGCAACTCACCCAACAGGCAACTATCGCGAGATTACTAGATGTACCTCTAGCGGATATGTGGAGCTTATGTACGGTGGAGACTACTTCGATGTTATCTGTAAGAGTATTGGAGGTGGCTCCAATTCTTATTGGGGTGATTATTATTGGGGTAATACGACAGGTCAGCTCCTGCTCTGGGGCGGGGACGCGTCCTACGGTCCGTTGACGGGTTCCGGTTGCGGGAATTCGTACCACGCTTTCTCGCTCTCGTATGCGTCTTACGGGGCTCGCCTTGCATACTACGGAACGGTAACCATAGTGGACGGGAAGGATATTGCATAGGTATTAGAGATTCATAGTCAAAGGTATTAAACCCTGCCGGGAATCTGGCAGGTAGGTAGAGGGAAATGAGCTCCTGCTCTGGGGCGGGAACGCGAACAACGGTCCGTTAACGGGTTCCGGTTACGGGAATTCGAACAACGCTTTCTCGAACTCGAATGCGAATTACGGGGCTCGCCATACTATTAAAATTATATTCCCCGAGCCTTGACCCTACGGTAACGCGTAGCGTAACGGGATACGGATAACGCGTCCCGTGATGTCAGAAAATAACATAGCGGAAAGGTCCCTTTGCTTTGCGCGGGACAAGCGGTGTGAGTAGCTAATGTTCCAAATATTGGGCATTAGTCGAAAGCTCCGGGCGATTAATCATAGCAAGATTAAATATAAATGGCCTGAATAAGGTAGAAGTATGGATATAGAGAGGTTCAAAGATTTAAGGAACAAAGTAGACTGGGAGGCGCTTAACAATGCCGAAACGGATGAGGTAATCGCCGCACGTCTGGAGGCGCTGGAACGACATCAATCATCGATGAAGGGAAGGCTGGCCAAGAGGGAGGGCTACTTGATTGAACGTATCGCCGATATGGATAATCTTCGGCGAGCGGACATGGAGGCTCAGAAGGGGAAGACGGCGCACAAAAGGTATATCCGGCGCCACAACACTCGGCGAGAAAAAGATCTTCGGCTACTGCAGCGGATGATTCTACGACTGGAATTCGCGGCGGGACCTTACAGTGTGTTGGAAATCGTGAACGACAATGGGAAGAAGAGACGACTGGCCAAGCAGAATTATTTCCCGTGGCGCATTTTGCATCACGCAATTATACAGGTGGTCAATCCGATTATCTCCCGTTCATTGATTTACGATACGTTCGCTTGCATCAAAGGTAAGGGACTCCACTTTGGGGTCCGCCGGATGAAAAAGTTTCTTCGCCGAAATCGGAAACTGAAATGGTTCTGGAAGACGGACTATAAGAAGTTCTACGAGTCGATTCCTCACGATGCAATCATGGAGGAGCTACGGTGGAAGTTTAAAGACGAGCATTTCCTTAAATTGGTCGAGATAGCACTTTTGAACTATGAATCTGACAAAAGTATAGGTGAGGAGGTGAAACTTGAATGGTGGAAGACGGAAAAGAGGATTGCCGATCGGCGCCTACTCTAGTCAGCCTATCGGTAACCTGACGGTCGGACGGATTGACCGGGCCATGAAGGAGGTGGCCGGATGCGTAGCTTATCTCCGGTATTGTGACGATACGGTCGGACTGGCACGAACGAAGGCGGAAGCTCGACGTCAGGTGCTGGAGTTCATCCGACAATCTAAAGAGAAGGGACTGGTGGTGAAGGCAAACTTCGTTGTGGCCCCTATCGGAAAGGAGATACAACGTGAGAAGAGAAGAAAACGAATGCGAAGCAAGAGGTCGCACCATCGACTTCCTGGGCTATCGGTTCACGGGTAGACGGGTGATGGTTCGTAAGTGCATCAAACAGCGATTCGCACGGAAATGTAAGAGAATACGTAATGAGCGACGATACCGGGACGTACTGGCTGCTTATTGGGGCTGGACGCACTGGGCGGACGCTCGTCATTTATGGAACAAGATAACAAACAATGATATGAGTTTCGCGAAACTAGGAATCAAACAAAGAGACAAAACGGTCGACGGGAAGCGTTATTTCGATGTGCCGGAGGTGAAACTGATGGACATCCTGAACACGCCTATCAAGGTGGTCGACTTCCAGACGGGCATCAAGACGGTGCAGGGCGAGAATCGTTATTGTGTACTGATTGAGCTGAACGGGGAGCGACGGAAGTTCATTACTAACTGTTACAACCTGAAGGATGTGCTCGACCAGGCACGCGAAGCGGAGGAGCAAGGACAAGCAATCTTCCCGGTGGCCGACGTGATCAAGCGCCGGGCGCTGGGTAATGGGAAGAGTATTTACTATTTTGACGGACAGGACTAAAAATCAATAGATATGGAAGCAAATGTACAAATGGAGGTCATCCCTGAAGATGGGGTGAGAGTGTTTACTGAGGGCAACGTGGTTCGCCTGAGTTTCGATTTTACCGAGGCGGAAGCGCCTGCAGGGATGGACGAGAAGGCGGAGGCGCCGGTAACTTACAACTGCTATAGCGTGGACGTAAGGTCTCGACAATACGGGGTAATCGTGGCGGCTATCGTGAAGGAACGCTACCCGATTGACGTAGAACAGGCGGTTATTGCCAACTACGAGGATGCCAAGGAGGAGGGCAACACACTGAGCGAGGAGAAGCGTAACGAGTATGTCGAGGAGTATGAGGAGTATCAGGCATGGCGCAAGCACGCGAAGGAGGTTGCCAGAATTGCCGTGGCTAAACTGGAGGCTCTCTGATGGGAAGTGCGGCTCAAGGTCATACACCGGTGCGACGCGCTGCAAGGGCGGGCAATGATGGCAACGACGGCAGGACGTACCGTTTCACGGAGTGGGCGGAAGGTTTCGATTATAAGGATGGCTCGGAGCTCATCGGCGGGTTCTATGTCGTTGACGTGGCATGCACGGTGGATTCATCAGGGAATGTGACTTGCAAGATGTGCACGAAAGCGCACAACAGTAGCAACGTGCCGTTCACGACGTCGGAGTACTGGAAGGCGATGAACTACACGACGCCGATTTATACGCCGTTCCTCTTGGCATCCGGGGCGCTGATCCGACTGTTGCAGACCAATCAGTTGCTGGTCATGAAGGCCGACGGAGTGACGCCCAACGTGGCGCTGGGAGGCGGTAGCTACCCGCTATGGATTGGCGCTGCTACGGCGGATGATGCTTCATTCAAGGTGGACGACGAGGGCGTGATGACAGCTACAGGCGCGGACATCGAGGGGACAATCAATTCTATCAATGGTAAGATTGGCGGGTTCACGCTGGGTAAGTACGGAATGACGAACACGTCGGACGCATCGAGCGACGCGACTGACAATTATATCATCCTGAAGAATGATACCAGAGGGGCATTCGCGGGCATCGGCGGCAATGTGCTTCCGGGTTCTACGGGAACGAGGGCGGTAGCTATTTTCCATAACTACAACCCTACTACATTGGCCACGGTGAAGGGAACCATAAATATCGGGGCTATCGCGGGGGCGCAGCATGCATATTACAACACGGCCATCCTGCTGGATAGCGGTCATATCGCTCGTTTTGCTGAAAGGGTGCAAATCGTGTCCAGCTCAACCACCATCGACGAGGCGACGACGTGCGTAGTGTGCACGAACACGGAGGAGATTACCATCAATTTCCCGGTGATGCAGGCCTACGACGACGGGCACGTTATTGAGATTAAGAATCTGAACGGCAAGAATGTGATTATCCAGGCGAACACGGGTTATAATACGTCCGGAACGAGTATTCAGAATTACATCCACTACGACAGCGGAAGTACGGGAACTTCTTACACGCTGAGTTCGGCGGGTAATGCTTCGCGATTCGTATATGCGAGGGAGGTGTCTAACGGTACTTACACGGGATGTTGGCTGCAATTCAAGTGTCCGCGCTCCTGGTAGTGTCTTTTATCATTGGTTATCTGACACATAAATTCGTATCAGGTAAAAGGAAAGGGTAAAAGATGAAGAATAACACGAAGGATAATATTCAAATCTATACGGCCGTTGGTATGCTGATTTCCGGTGTCGGTCTCTCTATGGCTGGATTCATTGTGGAGCCTACGGGGCAGATTCACGATTCGGTATTGTGGTACTTCGCTCAGACGCTGGTCTACGCGGGCAGTATCTTTGGGATAACGATTTACGTGAACGGAAAATTTTCGGATATACTCAAAAAAACGAAGAGGGATGACGACAAAGAAGAACGAGCCTAGGGGCTATCGCAATAATAACCCGGGCAATATCCGGCGAAGCTCGGATAGCTGGGTGGGTCTCTGCAGTAAGCAGAACGACAAGGACTTTTTTCAGTTCCGAACAATGGAATATGGTTACCGTGCGCTTATCAAGACGCTACGCAACTATAAGATTTTACATGGATGCAAGTCGCTGAAGGAGATGATCTATCGATGGGCCCCCACTAATGAGAACAATTCCGCGGCGTACTTACGCGACGTATGCAGTCATCTGCAGGTGGCGGATAGTTACCTGGTTGACATTGACGACAAGGATACGATGGTGGCGCTTGCGGCAGCGATATCCCGACATGAGAACGGCATCGAGCCGGACATGGAGGTGATTCAAAGGGGGTATGACATGATTAATCATTTGTAATATGACGTGGGGAAAGTTAAGAGATAAAATCATACTGTGGGGAGGGGTTATCCTCTCTGCATTTATTATAGGATACGCCGCCGGCTGCAAACGGCAAAGCAAGATGGCGACGGAGACGCAAAGGGATACGGTCATGGTGACCGTGAGGGATACGATGCCGGTGGCGGTACGTAGGGTAACTACGAAGTATGTTCCTCTCCCGGCGGATACGGTGCGTATCCATGACACTATTTACATCCCGGTGAAACAAACGGTTTACGCCGGAGCCGACTACCGCGCTTGGGTGAGTGGTATCCAAGCGAGCCTGGACAGCATCCACATCGAGCAACGCACGGTGACTCTGACGGAGTACAAAAAGGAAAGGCGAAAACGCTGGGGCATCGGACCGGGCGTCGGATACGGTGTCAACGGACCTTATATCGGCTTAGGCATTACTTATCATATCATTCAATGGTAGCTAGTTTTTATAGGTAATTATTGTTGTTTATTGGAGTTTGGTCGCCTTATTTCTGTAAGGTGACCAAATTTTTTGTTTATTATTTGTTTTTATTGGCTAAATGCATTATATTTGTGGTGAAGTTAAACCAATAAATCATATAAGCTATGTATAAAGTATTTCTTTTAATCGCAATCATCGTGATTGAGCTATGCAACAAAAACAGCGCTTTTAGAGGGAAGGGAAAGGATGATGGAATCTATTGGGGGAAAGGTGGCCCAAGAAAGTTATAACGTCTTTTTATAGAGTAAGTACCATGGCTACATTTGAAGAAAAAGAATGTAGCCATGGCATCTATTTACGAAGAAGCGGAATTAAAAATCAATATCAATGGCGAGAATGCGAAGAAGGAACTTCAGGATCTTCGAACGCATTTAGCCAACCTAAATGTAGAGCTTGACGAAGCTCGAAAGAAAAAAGATTGGGAAGCAACCAAAAGTCTAAACAAAGATATTCTGGAGACCAGAAAAAGAATCCGAGAAGTTCAATCCGAAACAGCCAACCTAAGTGAGGCAATAGCCCATATTAATACAGCCACACCTAAAGAACTCAACAAAATGCTGAGGGACATCAACGCAGCGCTAAACTCCGGGCACGTTGAAAGAGGTACTCGGCAATGGGAAGAGTATACTGAAGCGGCGAGAAGGGTCAAAGAAGAAATCAAAAATGTAAACGATGAGATGAAATACACCGGCGAAACGCTCAGTGACGAATTCGCCAAAGGAATGTCAAAATGGTGGGGCACATACGAGATGGGCAAAGATGCCGTAGACGCTATTTTGGGTTATGCCAACGACAAGGTGAGTGCCTTCGCCGACATGGCGGAAGCCATGGCACAGGTGACGAAGTACACCGGCATGACTACGGAGGAGGTAAAGTCGCTGAATGATGCGTTCAAGGCTATGGACACTCGTACTCCACGAGAGAAACTGAATGCACTGGCGGGCGACGCCGGACGATTGGGCATCCAGACGCAAGATGCGGTACTGGAATTCGTGGATGCAGCGGACAAGATTAATGTGGCGCTGGGCGATGAGCTGGGCGACGATGCGGTGAAGAATATCGGTAAACTGGCGATGATGTTTGGCGAGGATAAAAATATGGGTCTCCGCGGGGCGATGCTGGCTACCGGTTCGGCCATCAATGAGGTGGCGCAGAACTGTTCTGCCGCTGAGGGGTTCTTGGTGGACTTTACCGCTCGTGTGGCGGCGGCTGCCAATCAGGCGAATATCTCTCAGGCGGATGTAATTGGGTTCGCGGCATCAATGGATGAGAATATGTTGCGCGACGAACAGGCGGCGACGGCGTACCAGAAGATTATGATGAAGATGTTCACCAAGACGGAGGCGTTCGCTCAGGCGGCGGGCATCGAGGTGGAGAAGTTTTCCAAGTTGCTGAAAAGCGATGCCAACGAGGCGATTCTTCAGTTCGCTGAGGGGTTAAGTAAAAAGGGTGGACTGGCGGACCTGGCGCCGATTTTCGGCGACCTAAAGACGGAGGGTGCCGGTGTGTCTACAGTGCTTTCGGTACTGGCGGGCAAGGCGGAGGAGATTCGTGAGCGTCAGGCACTGGCCAATCAGGCGTACAAGGAGGGAACGAGTATCATCAATGAGTTTAACGTCCAAAACAATACGGTGAAGGGCAGCCTCGAGAAGGCGCAGAAAAAGGCGCACGACCTGGCGGTGGAACTGGGCGAGCGGTTGCAGCCGATTATGGCGGACGGTCTTCATCTGACGTCGAAACTTACAAAAGTGCTTATCACGCTGATTGATTTCACGGTGCGACACCAGGCGGGAATTATTGCGCTGGCGGCGGCCATCGGTACGCTGGTGGCAGTGGTTAAGATTAGTTATGCTTGGGAGGTGGCTAGGAATGCTATTCAGAAGGTGGCGATTACGCTGAAGTACTTGCATACGGCGGCGCTGATGCAGGAGGTCCGTGGTACGGAGGCGGCTACGGTGGCGCTGCAGAATTACAATTCGAAGATGTTGCTGGGGAATAAGTTGTTCAAGGCGGCAACGATTGCAACGCAGGCTTATGCGGCTGCTAAGGCGCTGCTGACCGGTAATATCCGTGCTTGCGGGGTGGCGCTTAAGGCGTTATGGGCGACGTTGAGCATCAACCCGGTGGTGGCTATCACCGCGGCGGTGGTGGCGCTGGGACTGGCTATCTATGCGGTGTGCAGCCGGACTACAGAGGCGGATAAGGCGATGAAGGAGTTCAACAAGAGTAATATCAAGGAACAGCAGGAGCTTTCAAAACTGTACACGGCGGTAAAGAACGCCAACAAGGGGACAAAGGACCGACTGGACTTGATCAATGAGTTTAACCAGAAGTACGGCAATTATCTGTCGAAGTTGCTGACGGAGAAGAGTACGGTGGAGGAGCTGACCCGCGCGTACAATGAGGCGTCACTGGCTATCCAGAGTAAGATGGCACGTCAGAAGATGGACGAGGCGGAAACGAATGTGCGCAACGAGCATATCGACGATAAGGCGGACGCAATGGTGGACTTGGATGATGCGCTGAAGAGCGCGCTGCCTCAGTCAACTATCAATAAGATTAAATCGAAGGTTATTTCCTATGTGGAGGAGTATCTACAGAAGGGGGTGGACGTGAATGTCCTCAGACATAGCCTAACACAACAGTTGCACGCAACTTATAAGCAAATCGGCGTTGCAGATTTGAGCGATGCAGACGATGCGCTGAGAAAGTATATCAAGGCGGCAAAGAAGGAGGCGGTTGAGCTGGAGGAGATTCACAAGAAATTCAGCGGACTGATTGTAGACGCGCCGGGCAATAATGGGAATGCTTCCGGTGATTCTTCCGCCGGTACTACCCCGGTGATTAATACGGGAGAAAGTGACGAGACGGAGGAACTGGAGACGGAGAAGGAGAAGAAGAAACGTATTCAGGCGGAGATTAAGGCGGAGGATGCAAAGTATTACCAGGAGCAACAG